GAGAAGGCCGCTTCGAAGAACGCCCTGGAGGTGACCGCCGCGCTGGCGTTCCTGGAGGGTGCCGTGCTGTTCTCGAACTTCGCCTACTTCAAGGCGTTCAACAGCCGGGGCTTCAACATGATTCCGCACTTCGTTGCCGGGATCGACGGCTCGGCCAAGGACGAGAACTTCCACTCGCTGGCCTCCAGCCGCCTCTTCCGCCAGTGCAAGGCTGAGCGCACCGCCCTGGGCAACCACACCCCAGAGCAGGAGGAGGAGCTCAAGAGCTACATCTACCGCATGGCCCAGGACGTGTACGACCACGAGCTGCGCATCGTCGACATGATCTTCGCGAAGGGCGGCATCCGCGTCATCACGAAAGAGGAAATGATTCAGTTCATCCAGAACCGAATCGACGTCGTCCTGGCCTACCTGGAATACCCTCCGCTGTTTGGCACCGAGAAGGGCGTGGTGTCAAGCTGGTTCTACCAGCAGCTGTCAACCTTCAAGTACAGCGACTTCTTCGCTGCCACCCAACTCCAGTACCGCCGCAACTGGGCCCAGCACAAACTCACATTCAAGAAGGAGATCGCAGATGAGTACTGCCAGCCTTGATCAATACGAAGCACTGAGCCAGGAGCGCAAGCGCCTCCAAGAACTCGGGCACCTACCGTCCTGGTACATCACGCCCGGCTGGCAGATGGCCAAGGAGAAGTACATCGTCGAGGGTGAGGACGCAATCCTGGGCCGCCACCGCACCATCGCCAAGACCCTGGCCCGCCACCTGAAGGGCCGCGAAGCCGAGTGGGAGGAGAAGTTCTTCAACCTCCTGTGGGAAGGCATCCTGTCGCCCGCGTCGCCCGCCCTGGGCAACACGGGCACGACCAGGGGCATGGTGGTGAGCTGCTCCGGCCAGGTGGTCGGCGACAGCGTGGACGACTTCTACAGCTCCCTGCGCGAGACCGCGCTGCTGTCGAAGTGGGGCTTCGGCACCTCCGCCGACTTCTCAGGCGTCCGCCCGCGTGGTTCGTCTATCAGCCGTGGCGGCAAGGCGAACGGGGCCGTGGAGGTCATCGAAGACTTCTTCACCGCCGCCAGCAAGATCTCCCAGGGCGGCAAGCGCCGTGGCTCCATCGGTGCCTACCTGGACATCGAGCACGCCGACTGGGACGAGGCGGTCGACAGCCTGTCCATGAACCCGAACGGCAAGAACTACGGCTGGATCGTCCGCGACTCGTTCGTCGAGAAGCTGCTGGCCGGTGACGAGGAGGCCAACCGCCGGTTCACCAAGGCCATCTATGTCAAGCTCAAGACCGGGAAGGGCTACATCTTCTGCGTGGACAAGGCGAACCGCCACCGCCCGCAGATGTACAAGGACTTGGGCCTTGACGTCGTGGCCTCGAACCTCTGCACCGAGATCATGCTGCACAGCTCCCCGGAGCTGACCTACTCGTGCATCCTGGCCTCGCTGAACCTGCTGCACTGGGACAAGATCAAGAACTCGGACGCGGCCTTCGTCGCCCACGTGTTCCTCGACTGCCTCTGCTCCGAGTTCATCGAGAAGAGCGAAGGCATCCCTGGGCTGGAAAAGGTTCGCGAGTTCACCATCCGGGGCCGAGCTGTCGGCCTGGGCGTCATGGGCTTCCACACGTACCTCCAGTACCAGCGAATCCCGTACATCAGCCTGCAGGCCCAGTTCCTGTCGAGCGAGATCGCCCAGCACATGCACAACGAGACCCTCCGCGCCAGTCAGTGGCTCGCCCAGGAGTACGGTGAGCCGGAGTGGTGCAAGGGCTACGGTGTGCGCAACACCCACCGCACGGCCTCGGCTCCGACCAAGAGCACGGCCCTGCTGATGGGCGGGGTGTCGGAGAGCTGGTTCCCTGACCCAGGCATGGTGTTCGACTCCGAGTCGGCTGTGGGCGGCCTCCGCCGAATCCCGCCTGCGCTGTACGAGCTGATGGTGGAGCGAGGCGTCTACAGCCCGGAGACCGTCCAGGACATCATCGAGCACCTCGGCTCCGTACAGCACGTCAGCTGGCTGGACGAAGAGGAGAAGCTCGTCTTCCTGAACGCCTTCGAGATGGACCAGCGCATCCTGCTGCGCCACGCCTCTCAGCGCCAGCGTTGGATCTGCCAGGGCCAGTCGCTGAACTTCTACGTTCCGGAGGACGGCAGCGAAGACCTCGTGGCCGAGCTCATGACCCGCGTCCTGCTCGACCCGAACGTCCTGTCTCAGTACTACATCTACTCTCGGTCGGGTGTGGTCGTTCGGGACGAGTGTCTGGCCTGCTCCGCGTAAGGCCCAGCGAACCAAGGAAGCGCCTTCGGGCGCTTCTTTTTGATAATTATTTGCATAGAGGGCTTGCCTTGTGCCTCGGAACCGGCATAATGATGGTCATCGGGTCGCGAAACGAACCAACTGAATCGTCCTCGACCCAAGGCTGGCAGAAAGCAAAAAGTTTGACAAAACCGCTTGCCTTTTGCCCCGGAGTGATCGAGAATGATGTCAAGGGTCGGATGTGACCCGTAACCAGAAAAGGAGCTAAATCATGAAAATCGCCGCTACCAACGTCCTGTCTTTCGACGATCTGAACAACGTCGCTACCGCCGACCTGCTCGCCTTCTACAACGAGCGCACTGGCAAGAATACCACCAAGTTCGCTTCCCGCGCCAAGGGCTTGGCTCAGGTCTGGGCCTTGATCGAGGGTGAAGTCGCTGCTGAGATCGCTGCTGCGAAGGCTGGCAAGACTGAGGAGGCTCCTGCTGAGAAGAAGAAGACTCGCAAGTCCCGTGGCTTCCGCTTCAAGTTCTGCAAGCGCGACACCATCAAGACTGTCAAAGAAGGTTCTAAGCGTTACGCCCTCCTGCAGCTGCTGAAGCGCGAAGGTGGTGCGACCTTCGAAGAGTGCATGGCTGAGACCGGCTGGAACCGCAAGGACTGCTACGAAGGCATCCGCCTCCTGCACTACTACGTCGGCTACGGCCTGAACATGGACGAGACCACTGGCAAGATCTGGATCGTCGAGTAATCCCAACCCGGAGGGCTTCGGCCCTCCTCCTTCCTCCAATGGAGTTGTTGATATGTCAAGAAACTACGAGAAACTGCCCATCGAAGAGTTCGGTGCCCACCTCCTGGGCACGAACGACCTCGACCCCATCTACGTGGCGCTGCGCAAGATGCAGCTGCCGGAAGCCCAACTGAACCGCTGGCTGCTCGCCTACTGGTGCCTGTACAACGGTGGTGAGGCGTCCTACCTCTCCGAGTTCGAGGGCCGTGAGTTCTTCGAGATGCTGAACCACGCCGCCGAGAACGTCCGGGAAGCGCCGATCGGAGGCCGCTGGCCCCGTGGGGCTGAACGCCGTCACTGGCGCGGTGCCCAGGCCACCTCCAGCGTCGAGTACCTCATCAACCGCTACGACGAGCGCCCCGAAGACATGGCGACCTACTGCGCTGGCGGCCTGGGTGGGGAGACGACCTTCGCCGAAGTCACCAAGCGTGTCCAGGAGCACCGGCTGTTCGGCCCGTGGATCGGCTTCAAGGTCGCCGACATGGTCGATCGCGTCATGGGCAAGCCCGTCTCGTTTGACAACGCAGCCGTCTTCATGTTCAAGGATCCGTTCAAGGCGGCCCTGATGCAGTACGACATGAACCCCAACATCCCGATGTACTCGGTGTCTCCGACGGACAACGAGAAGGTCATGCACGTGGCGGCTCACCTGATCGAGCACTTCAAGGGCTTCCAGGCTCCGCCGCTGGGCGACCGCCCGGTGAACATCCAGGAGGTGGAGACCATCCTCTGCAAGTGGAAGTCTCACCAGAACGGCCACTACCCTCTGTTCAAGGACATCATCGAGATCCGCGAAGGTGCCGAGCCTTGGGCCAAGGTGTCCAAGACCGCTGAAGCCTTCCTCGAGGCCATGCCGGAGGTGAAGCAATGACTGACGTGATCGTTGTCGGAGCTGGCCTGTTCGGCTCCATCGCTGCGAAGGCGCTGGCCCAGGCGGGGCTGAGCGTGGTCGGGGTGGACGACTCCCGCCCAGGCGCTGGCTCGATCCCTGCGGCCTGCCTGATGAAGCCGAGCTGGTTCTCCTCCATGGGCAAGGACAAGTTCGAACCCTCGCTGCAGCTGCTCGACCAGCTGTACGGGGTGAAGGATCTGTCGTTCAAGGCCGGTCTCCTCCGGGCGACCGTGCACTGGTGCGACCCGGCCCAGATCCTGGGCGACGAGCAGGTGCCCGTGTACCGCGAGAAGGTGACTGCCCTCACTCGCACCGGCCAGGGCTGGGAGGTCTCCCTGGAGGGCCGCGAG